GCACAAATTCTCTCCCTACTAAATTTTATGTCACCCTACGTGACCGTTTGGGGCTGGTTGTGAATCTCAGCGAAGCATCTGCGACCGGCGACCGCACCGTCATTTTGCGTACTCTGCGTGACATTCTCGCGGCCCGCCTAGACGACCCTGACACCAAAGACATTCCGGCCACGGCGCGTGAGCTGCGGGCGGTGCTTGCTGAATTGGCTGAGGGGCCAGCGGAAGAGGCTGATTTCATTGACGAGTTACGCGCGAGGCGTGCAACTGCCACGAGTGGAAAGCGTGCCGCCAAGCGTTGAGACATGGGGTCAAGACGCTATTGACTTGGCGGCTTCGGTTGGGTTGGTTCTTGACCCTTGGCAGTGTCACGTTTTGAAGCAAATGCTGAGCCGCCGTGAAGATGGCTTGTGGTCGGCGTTTGAGGTCGGGCTGGTTGTTCCTCGACAAAACGGCAAGGGCGCTGTTCTTGAGGCTAGGGTCTTGGCCGGCCTGTTCCTGTTTGAGGGCGAATCTTTGACCCTCTGGTCAGCACACCAATTTAAAACTTGTCGAGAAGCGTTTCGTCGAGTTGTCGGGTACATCGAAAACAACTCTGAACTGAAGTCACGAGTGAAGACGATCCGAACCTCGCACGGCGAAGAGGGCATCGAACTTAAGACTGGCCAGCGGTTGCAATTCGTGGCGAGGTCGAGAACCTCGGGCCGTGGCTTCACTGGCGATGTTGCGATTTTGGATGAGTGCCAGGTGCTTGACGCTGAAGACATCGCAGCTCTGCTGCCTACGCTCTCAACTCGACCAAACCCTCAGGTGATCTACACGGGAACGGTTGACGATGCCGCTACTCAATTGCGTGGTCTTCGCGAGCGCGCGCTTGCTGGCGGCGATCCTTCCTTGGCTTACATGGAATGGTCAGCTCCTGACGACGCTGACCCGTCTGACCCGCAGGCGTGGGCGCAGGCGAACCCTGCGCTAGGTATTCGCATTTCGCAGGAGTTTATTGCGCGTGAATACGCCGCGATGAGCAACGATCTTGACTGGTTCAAGCAAGAGCGTTTGAGCATTTGGCCGAAACGCCAGGCTGAGAGCGTGTTTGCTGAGCCTGCTTGGCTGGCGTGTGTTGATGAATCTTCGACGATGACTGACCCTGTGTGCTTCGGTATTGACGTTTCACCTGATCGCACATGGGCAGCAATCGGCGCGGCTGGCACTCGGCCCGATGGTGCTAAGCATGTGGAGCTTGTTGAGTTCCGTCGTGGCACGGGTTGGGTTGTCGATCGAGTCACCGAACTGGTGAATAAATGGCGACCTTCGGCGATCGTGGTTGATGCTGGCGGCCCTGCGGGTTCTCTGCTCGCTGACCTTGAGGCCGCACGAATTGAGGTCACGTTGACTTCGACCCGCGATTACGCGCAAGCGTGCGGCATGTTTTTTGATGCTGTCGATGGCGGTTTCGTGCATCACTTGGGTCAACCTGAATTGAATGATGCGGCGTTGATCGCTAAGCGCCGGCCGTTGGGTGATGCCTGGGCATGGTCTCGCAAATCGTCCACTGATGTACATATTTCGCCGCTCGTTGCGGTCACCTTGGCCCATTGGGCTTGTCGTTCAACTGGCGCACCGGCTGAGCCGTCCGTCTACGTGATCTAGGAGGTTCGCCATGTGGTTGTCGTTGTTGCTCACGATCGTCGGTGGTGCGCTTGCCGTCGCTGGTGTGGCACTGGTGTCTGTCCCTGCCGCGTTGATCGTGGGAGGCGTTGGGCTTATTGCCTACGGCCTATTTGTGGATTCGGATGTGTTTGGTAAATGAGTCGTTTGTTTGATCGAATCCGCACGGGTGGCTCTGACCGTTCTCTGCTGCCTGATCCTGAGCTTGTCGCGTTCATGTCGCAGACGTGGGGCGGCACGAAGTCTGAACAAATTTTGCGCACGTACCGCGACTATTCGGCGCTGGGTTACTCGTCAAATTCGGTTGTGTTTTCGTGTGTGCTTGCTCGACTTCAGATGATCGCGCAAGCCGAGTTCAAGTTTCAGGATTTGGCTACGGGCAAACTGTATGACGATCCTGAGCTGGAAATTCTGCGAAACCCGTGGCCAGGTGGCACGACGGGTGACTTGCTGGCTCGCGCGGAACAGCACAACTCGATCTCGGGTAACTTCTTTGTGCGCCGAGAAAATGACACGCTCGTGTGGATGCGGCCCGACTGGGTTGAGATCGTTTCATCGCAGGGCTTGAATGGTCGCCATGATGTGCTGGGCATCTTGTATTCCGAGGGTGGCTTAGGCGAATCTGATGGCACGTTTTACAACGTTGAGGACATTGCGCACTGGGCACCGATCCCTGACCCGCTGGGCCGTCACCGTGGGATGTCGTGGCTAACGCCCGTGTTGCGCGAAGTGAACGCCGATGTGGCAATGACGCGGCACCGGCAAGTGTTTTTCGACAATGCGGCCACGCCTAATCTGATGCTCAAGTATCAGCAGAAGCTGAACAACGAAACGCTCACGTCAATCAAGGAACGTTGGCAGGCGCGTTACGGCGGCCCTGCTGGAGCTGGTGGCACTGTCGTACTTGATGAGGGCGCTGACTTGAGCATCGTTGGGTCAAGTTTTAAAGACATGGATTACGACGCGGTGCAATCGGCCGGCGAGGCGCGTATTGCTTCAGCGGCTGGTGTGCCTGCGATCGTTGCCGGTTTATCTCGCGGCTTGGATGCTGCTACCTACTCCAACTATGAGCAGGCGCTGAAAGCATTTGGCAATGGCACGATGGCGTTCTTGTGGCAGTCGATCTGTTCGGCTTTGACGCCGCTGGTGAATGTGCCTGACGGTTCGCGTTTGTGGTATGACGTGAGCGGTATTCCTGCGCTGCGCGATGGTGAGAATGAGCGCGCGCTCACGATGCAGATTCTTGCCCAGACGGCTTCAACATTGTTGACGGCCGGCTATGAATCGTCGTCAATCGTTGATGCGTTGACCGCTGGCGATATGACTTTGCTGAAGCACACCGGCCTTGTGTCGGTGCAGTTGTACAAGGCAGCCGCTGCCCATGATGCAGCGCAACCGATTGACAAGATTCCTGTTCTTCCGGCCAACCATTTCAGGCCACCAACTTTGCCAGGCGCGTAATGGGGCCAACACACAAGGAGATAACTACATGATGGCTCTGTCGCGCTCTTTCACGACTGACCTTGAGGTTCGCGCCGATGGTGATGGCCGAACCATTCAAGGCATCGTGGTGCCTTACGGTCAGAACGCCAAAGTCTCTGATGGTGGCCCGCACTATCAAGAACGCTTTCAGCGTGGTGCATTCTCCAAGTACTTGAGCGAGAAGCCCGTTGATCGTTTTGCGTTGCGCCTGCTGTCTCAGCATGACGCGCACAAGCCATTGGGCCGCGCCGTTGACATGGTGGAAACGGAAGCGGGCCTGATGGGTTCTTTCCGCGTATCCGATACCGCCTATGGCCGCGACCAGCTCGAGCTGGTGCGCGATGGCGTACTCGGCGCGTTCTCTGTTGGTTTCATGCCCATCAAATCTAAGCGCGACGGCAGCACGACCGTGCGCACCGAGGTCGCACTACGAGAGGTAAGTCTTGTGACATTCCCAGCCTATGAGGGCGCTGTTGTGACTGGCCTGCGCCAGTTGGCTCCCGATGAGCAGATGCTCGCTCAGCAGTTGCTTACCTGCCTTGCTGTTGCCGACGTGAAACTTGACCCGATCATTGACGCGCTCGCGTGTGCCGATGGTGCACTGGACATGGCGCAAGCGGTCGTTTCTCAGATTCTTGGAATGCCTAACCCGAACATGGATGACGAAGAAGCCGAGGGCGGCTACATGGCCGACATGGCTGGCATGGGCGCCGACATGGGCGACATGACGCCGGTTCAAATGTCATCCCAACTCACTTCCTTCGCGCGCCGCCTCGATCAGGCGATCGCTGCGAGGGCCACCACTCCAACCGGAGCCGGTGCCGATGGGCCGCGTATGCACCCAGGTCGGTTAGTTATTGCCCGCAACGTTCTGCGGGCATCACTCATCGAAAGAGGAATAAAATGAGCAAGCGTGTTGAGGAGTTGTCGGCTAACGTCGATGCGCTCCGCACCGAAATGCTCGCGCTGGCCGACATCGAGTCGCCCAGTGACGAGCAGGCAACCCGATCAACTGAGATCGTTGCCGAGTATGACGCGGCCGTGACCAGCTTGGCCACCGCGCGCGAATTAGAGGAGAAGGCGACGGCAATTCGTACCGCCGCTGCTGATCCTGCAAACCGCGAATCAGGCTTCGGCGCTCCCGAGGTCATCATCAAGCGCAGCCCGTTTGAAGGTGTTGAGCCTGGTGTTGTCAACCGTATGGATGCGGCTGAAGTTTCAGCTCGTGCCCTCACGGCGATTGAATCAGCCACCGGCTACGTCAGTGACTGGCAAGAGCGCGCCACCCGCCTCATTGAGAACAATGCTGAAGTTCACGTAACGACTCCCACTGAGGTTGCTCGTCACGCGCTTCTCACTGGCTCACCGGCCTACCATCGTGCATTCCTCAAGGTCATGCAGTACCCGATGGACTTCCACTCAATGTTGGAGCCTGAAGAGGCTGCCGCTTTCCGTGCTGCCTTGTCAACCACTGCCGCCAATGGTGGTTACGCGATCCCGTTCCTGCTTGACCCAACGGTCATCTTAAGCAACTCGGGTGCTGCTAACCCGTTCCGTCAGATCAGCCGGATTGAGACTGGTGTGTCGAACAAGTGGAACGGCATTTCATCTGCTGGTGTGTCTGCCGAATGGAAGACGGAAAACGCGGCCGCTGCCGACGCTTCGCCGACTCTCGCTCAGCCTTCCATCACCGCTTACCTTGCTGACGCTTTCGTTGCAGCATCGTTTGAAATCTTGGAAGATACCGCGCTTGCTAACTCGTTGCCGGCCCTCTTTACTGATGCGAAGGATCGTTTGGAAGATGCAGCGTTCGCCACGGGTTCTGGTTCAAGCCAGCCCAAGGGCATCGTGACTGCGGTCACCGCTGTCACCACGTCGCGTGTTTCGCCCACCACGGGTGGAACGTTCACGACCGCTTCACGCGCCGACGTTGACGCCGTGATTGAGGCCGTGCCGCCGCGCTTCCGTAGCAAGTCCTCGTGGATTGCAAACTACTCAACCTACGGCATTATTCGCCGCATGGATCAGTACGGCGGCTCTTCGTTCTGGGCAAACCTCGGAGCAAACCAGCCGAACGAGTTGTTGGGTCGCCCCCAGTACGAGGCGTACTCAATGGCGTCAACCATCACCACGGGCAGCAACATCCTGCTTGCCGGTGACTTCTCGCAGTACCTCATCTTCGACCGCATCGGGTCAACGATGGAGTACATCCCTAACACGTTTGACACCACCTCGGGTCGCCCGTTGGGTCAGCGTGGATGGTTCTTTAACTGGCGCGTTGGCGCGGATGCTCTGGTGCCTGGCGCCTTCCGCGTTCTCAAGCTCTAGCAGATTCACACTCGTTGAGGGTCGGCCACCTGGTCGGCCCTCAACGAGTTCTGTTGACAATTCAAAAAGGTAGGGGCGCATGCAGATCGTTAAAGACACTGTTGCCGTGGGCTATTGCTACGGCCAAGAAGTTGCATCAGGTTTCTGCAATTCACTAGCGGGTTTGATCGCTCACGAGTTAACGGCCGGTGCGCATTTGCGCACGTTGCTGCCGGTCTATTCGGGTGTGAACATCTCTTCAGGCCGCAACGAGATCGTTGAGCAGTTTCTCGCCGGCGATGCTGAATGGCTGCTTATGCTCGATGCCGATATGACCTTTGATCGGTTCATCGTTGAGCAACTCGTTGAAGCCGCTGACGCTGAGACTGCGCCGATCGTGGGCGCTCTTGCATTTGGCGTATCTGACGGCGAACTGTTCCCAACCTTGTATTCAATGGTTGAAGAGGACGGCGGGCCGCAGACGATCCGTTTCCTAGATTTTCCTGAGAATGAAATGTTCCAGGTTGTTGGCACTGGTGCTGCATGTGTGCTGATTCATCGCCGCGTGTTGCGCGCCATTGCTGATAAAGAGTTTTCACACGCTTACCCGTGGTTCCAAGAGGGCGAGATTCGTGGCTCGCGCGTATCGGAAGACATGACGTTTATGTTGCGAGCCGGTCAGCTCGGCTTCCCTGTGTTTGTCCATACCGGCATCTCGGTTGGTCATCAAAAGTCTTACGTCTTGACCGCTGACATGTACCGGTCGCAGCGTTCATTCCAGTTGGCCATGCGGGCCGCTGAAGCCACGATTGAAGAGGGCACTAATGAATCCTGAAACAACAACGTTCATCATTGAGGCCACTGCCGATGCAGAGGTCATCAAAGCCGAAAATACTGAGGAGTCCTGATGGCTGTCGGCACTAGCACATATTTGGCAAATGCGTGGCTCAACGTGATTCGTGGCAACGCTGCCGGCACGACGTACACGGCGCCTTCAGCGATCTACATGCAACTTCACACTAATGGCGGTTCTAACCTAGGCCCCGGCAGTGCTGGCACGTCCAACGTTTCCGGCTATGGAACTCGCAAGGCTGCTACGTTTAGCGCCTCAACAACTGGCGTGTTGTCTTTGACCAGCACGGTCGTTTTTGATACGTGGCCTAGTGGCGCTACGGGTGAAACCATTGCTCACGTTGCATTTTTTGACGCTGCAACGGGCGGCAATTTTCTCTGGTCTGCAACGCTTTCCGCATCCAAAACCATGAGCACAAGCGACACGTTGAACGTAACGGGCGCATCGCTGACTATCACACCTGCTTCCTAGTCATGGGAGCGATTCTGTCGCAAGCCCTTGGCTCTAACGCGCTGCTTGTTTCTAGTCATTCTGAAAACAAGGTTTTCTCATATCAAGCCGACACTTGGTCATCAGTTGACATTGACAACGCGCGAGGGCTTGCCATAGGCCAGCAGTACGTAGTTGTTGCGTCACATACTGGCCTGTACTACTACAACAAGGCCACGGGCAACCGCGTAGCCGTCCTCGACGTGCCGAACACTGACAGCCACGAAATCGGTTTCGCTGCTGATGATTCCGTGATCGCCTGCGCCTCATACCAGTCGGCGTTGACTCGTCACGCTTTCGGCGTGAATGAAATCATTTGGACGGTGCCAGGCGTGACCGCTGGAACGTCAGATGCGCGCTCATGGGTTAACGGCGTTGCCACAATTAACGGTGCACCTAAATACGTCACCGCGCTGGGCATCTCCGATGTTTCACAAGGTTGGCGTGATGAGGCTAAGGCCGAGCGTGGCGCACTGATTGACGTGCAAACCAATCAGGTTGTGTTGCATAACTTGCTGTTTCCGCATTCGCCCACTGTCGTCGGCGACTCGGTTTACTTCGCAAACTCGGGCCACGGCCAGTTATGCAAGTGGACGGCCGACGATACTGCGGCCACCGTTGTGGCCACCCTGTCGGGCTGGACTCGCGGTATTACGCAGCTCGGCGATTACCTACTTGTTGGTATTTCACAGGGCCGCATGACTGCGTTTCCTGAGATCACGACCGACGCGCTCGCACAGCCCGGCATCGCAGTCATTGAATTAGCGACCGGCACTCAGGTTGAGTTTGTGCCAATGGATGTGCAAGAAATTTTCGATATCAAAATGGCGGCCGAAAGGTTGAAGTGATGAGCGCAGCACAAAACATGGCTGACGCTCTGAATGCCGCTGGTGATCCGCACACGTTCCGCGTTGGCTCAGTGTTGGCGACTGTTGGCGGGTTTAGTGCTAACGACAACATTTTGACCGTTGAGCAAGTGTCTGCCACGTTCGCCGGTGATCCTGTTGCCGTTGATGCGCCGTACACGTTTGTGAACGTTCCGGCAATGCCCGACCCGTTAGAAACTGCGCACCTGATAATTGCTGATTCTGTGCGCTACAACGGTGGCGTGCTGTGAGTACGACAACAATTTATGCGACCACTAATGCGGGTTATTCGCTTGTTGGTTTTGCGTCGTGGAGTTCGCCGAGTTCGTTAGCCGATTATTTGACTAGCAGTGGTTCAAGTAATTTCGATGTTGGCTGTGACAACAACGGCAAACGACAAATTTTGAATCAATCATTTTTCACTGCTGACGCATCATCGCTGGCAGGTAATACGGTTTCGGCTTCAACGTTTTACTTGACGGTTGGTGCGGGTGGCGTAACGAACACAACATCAATTTCAGCAATCAAGTACGGCTGGACTGACGGCTCATCGACCATACGCAAAGGCAACTGGCGCTCACCGTCACAATTGAGTGCGTTGTCGTCTTATGCAAGTGGCAGCATTGCCGACGGCAGTTCTGGCGATTTTGCCATGACTGGCTCATCAACGTTGAACACTGATCTTGCTGGCAACGTCATTAAATTTGCCATCGTTTCGGCTGACAACATTTCGGGTGCGTCTTACTCCAATAAGCACGCAAACTTCTATCTGCCAGCGTCAGTTAACACGTTTTCGCAATACCCTCGCGTTTTCGTTACTTACTCGGCTGGCGGCGGCGGCACCACACAAACCTCTACTACTGATGCCGTAACTAATTCGCCGAGTACTGCGTCAACTGCACTACGCACAGCTGTTACCTCAGCCACGACCGTAACGACCTCGCCAAGTGTGGCCGCAGCCGCCAACGCAGTATTTAACGCAAGCGCCGCGACGACGACCAGCCCAACCCCGGCCGCCTCGGCAACGGTGGTGCGGGCCGTTGATGCAGCCGTTACTACTAGCCCAACCTCAACGGCCAGCGGCTCGGCTACGTGCTCAGCCTCGGCAAGTGTCACAACAACGCCGACAAGTGACGCCACAGCCACACAGACGACCGCCGCCAAGACAGTTGACGCGGCCCTAACAATTAGCCCAACCACGGCCGCTACTGGCGTGCGCGTCGTTACGGCCAGCGCCACCAATGTGACCGTTTCGCCAACGACGACAAGCGCAGCGGTTCGGGTCGTCCTAGCCGATTCATTCACGACGATCACGCCAAGCAGTAGCGGGCAAAGCGCAGCCACGCACAACGCCATTGCGGCCTACGCGCTCACCCCGTCAACGGCGGCAACCGTCACGGTAACGCGCACGGTTTCAGCCACGGGCGTAACGGTCACGACGGTTACGGCGACCCTCGCTGTAATCGCCGATCGTCGAGGGCAGATGTTGGCTGCCACTAAGGCAACTGCCTCAATAGCGCCCGCCACAGCGGCAAGCGCGTCTATGACTGCCACCACTAAAGCAACAGCAACGATGACGGGAGCCTGACCAATGGCCTACGACCTCGGCGACATTGTTGGCCTAGCCGTCACTGTCAAAGATGCGACCGGCACCGCAGCGAATGCCACGGCCGTAACCTGCACGATCACGTTGCCGGACGGCACCACGGCCACGCCTAGCGTTACTAACGCCACCACTGGCTCGTACACCGTGGACTATTCGCCAACGCTTGTAGGCCGTCACCTGGTGCGTTGGGTAGCGACTGGTAGCAATGCCAGCGCGTACACGGATTCATTTGAAGTCAACGATCCAACTGAAACGTTTATTGTCAGCCTCAGCGACGTCAAGCGATACCTGAACATCACAAGCACGGCTAGCGATGACGAGTTGCGCCAGTTCATCCTTGAAGCTACCGATATCGCTGAACCTTTGGTAAATCAGAAGCTGCGCCGTGATTCGTTTAGCGAAAAATACACGGCAACTGAAGACAGCATCATGCTAATAAAGCAGCCCGTCGTGTCTGTCACCAGCCTCGTTGAGAACGGTGTCACGCTTACCGAGAACGTTGACTTTTACGTCAATTATCGCGCTGGCCTTGTTTACCGCGGTGATACGACAATGCGCCGGTTTTGGCGGTCAGGTCAGAACAACATCACGGTCAACTATGTGGCCGGCAAGACCGACCCGTCACCTGTTGAACAGTTGCTGATCAAAGAGATTGTTCGGCACTTGTGGCGCACTCAGCGCGGCGCTTCGCCGATGTCGATGGGCAGCGGAGATTCTGATTACATTCCGGGCGGCTCAAACATTGTGACCTACCGAATCCAAGAACTTGCCAACCTAATCAGCGTGCCAGGCTTCGCATGACAACCTCGTCACGTTTCGCGGCCGTGTATGACGCGGTTCTGACCACGTTGCGTGCCGATACCAACCTCGCCACGCTCACCGTTTCTGATGGTCTACCGATCACACAGGAACGCTATGACGATCTCGTCATCATCGGCAATAGCGGCGACCCTGAACAACCCGAGGCGGGCCGCATCTCGCAGGCGTATCACGACCTCGCGGGAACATCCTCAACGCGCGACGAAACCGTCACGTTGAACTGTTGCGTAATGAGTCAGACCGGCGATGTTGATATCTCAACGACCCGCACGCGCGCGTTTGAAGTGCTCGGCTGGGTCGAGTCAGCGATCCGCGCCAACTACGGCCTTGGGCTGACCAACGTCATCGCTGTAGAGATCACCGATATCAGCTGCATCATCGACCAGTTCGCCGACGGCACCTCAGTTCGGCTTCCCTTCACTATCCAAGCCACGTCAATTATCTAGGAGAAACTCGCATGCCTCAGTTTCGGAATGTCACCGATGACACCCTTTGGGTCGTCACTGATCGCGGCTTAGAAAAGGTTGAGGCCGACGCCATCCTGCCGGTCTCTGAGGAGTTCGCCGCAATGGTCTACTTCCAGACCGGCGACACCGGCGAAACGGCTCTATGGGCCGCCGTGTCGGCTCCAGCCGCCAAGAAGGCCGCGGCACCCGTTGAAACTTCCACCCCCGATCCGGCCGCTGAGCCGACCAACTAAGGAGATACAACAATGGCAATTGGCTCAGGTCTCGGCTCGTCCTTTGGGTTCAGTTCGGAAAGCGCCTACGGCACGTATGTTGCGCCCACCAAATTTGTGCGCCACAAGTCAGCATCGTTGCAGAAGACGGCAACGCGCGTGCAAGGCGATGGCATCATCTCGGGTACATATGGTGAGTACCTCAATCAGTTTGTGGAAACGACGACGGGCGGCATGGCCACTGTCGGATTCGACATTCAGTCGAAGAACATGGGCTTGCTGTTCCAGACGCTCATGGGCACCACTGTGACGCCCGTGCAGCAAGGCGCAACAACGGCTTACTTGCACACTCACGCTCTTGCCGATCCGTTTGGCAAGTCGCTGACAATGCAGGTTGGTTTGCCGCAGCGCGGCGGCACCGTGACGCCCGCAACCCTTAAGGGCTGCAAGGTTTCCAAGATTGACCTGTCGTGTGGTATTGACACGGTGCTATCGGCCACGGCCACGATTGACGCGCAGGCGTATGAAAATTCAACCAGCCTAGCAACGCCGTCGTACACGTCTAACGTGAACGTGTTTCATGGTGGACAGTTGACCGTGAAGCTCGGCACTTACACTTCAGAAGCGGCCGTATCTGGCGTTAAGAATGTTGCACTCAGCATTGAGCGCGCAATGGACACCAGCGGCTACTACGCGGGCGCTACCGTTGCTGGCACTAAGTCTGAGCCGGTGCTGAACGGTGTGGCTAAGGTCAGCGGTTCAGTGACAGTTGACATGATCAACCTGACGGACTTTCACAATCGCGCCGTTAATAACAGCAACACGTCACTTGTCTGCACATGGGTTGGCCCGCTGATCGCCTCGACCTACTACGAAACGTTTACGGTCACCATCCCGGCCGTGGTCTTCCCAGCGCCGACCTCGTTTGATATTGCCGACCGTGGAGTCCTCAACAACGCGTTTGCGTTTGAGGCACGAAACGATGGTACAAATGCGCTTGCCACCGTTTCAATCATTTCGGCTGAATCTGCCCTGTGAGTGCTGATCTAAAGATTCAGGTTGACCCTGACCTGAAAAACGTGCGCAACGCACTAGCGGCTTTAGATAGCGATAACAAAAGCAAAGGCAGTAAAACTAAACTGCTAGCCGCATTGAACAAAGAGCTGCGCGACAACATCGGCAAGAAAGTTGTACAAGCCGAAAAAGATTCGATCATGTCAACGCAGATCAAAGGCGAAAAGCAGTCAGGGGCATTGCGTCATAAGCGAGGCACACAAAAATCAACTGGTTTCCGGCGACGTATTGCTGCCTCGTTTGAGTACAAGAACCAATTGAGCAATAAGAAAGAAGCCGGAATCATTATCCGCGCATCAACGGGCAAGTTGGCCCGTAGTGGGTTGTCACCTAAGACGGCGCGGCAAGCGAACACGGGTTCAATTCGTCACCCGCTGTTCGGCGATCGTGAGCACTGGTACAACACAAAATTTGTGCCAAGTGGTTTCTGGGAAAAGACACGGCGCGATATGACGCCGTATGTCAATCGCCAGATTGAAGAGATTACGAAGAAGTTTGAGCGCGTCGTAATTCTTGAAGCAATGAAAGGCAAAGAAACTTCTATCTAAGGGGCAGCTGTGAAGATCGTTATGAGCATTGAAGAGCAAGAGCGCAAACTGGATTTGTCCACGATGCCGATTAAGGACGCCGCGGAATGTGAGCGCCTAACAGGTTTGACTTGGACGGAGTGGCGTGAGCAGTTGGCGCAAGACCGCGCGTCGGCGATCGCCTTCGCATGGTTCTTGGCTGGTAAGCGCGACGGGCTTGAAACAGTCAAGTTCTCAGAAATCGACCTTGACCTCGCCAAGTTGCGTTGGTCGGTTGAGTTGACCGACGAGGAGCAAGCCCTCATCGACGGACAATCAGCGGCCGAGGAGGACGCTGACGCTGCCCTCCCTATTGGGCAAGACCAGGTGGAGACCCTAGTCGAGTAGACCCCATCACACAGGCCCGCGTTTATGGGCCTGTGTTTCTTCATTTGTACGGCGTTGACGAGGAAGACGTAATCGCTACGTGGTCTATGGAGCGGTTCGAACGGTATCGAGTTGCAGCCGATCAACTATTGGAAATGAAAGCGAGGTAGCACCGTGGCCGGTTCATCACAACTCCAATGGATCATCGGTGCTACAGATAACGCTTCCAAAGTTTTGGCCGGCATCGGCAAAGAGTTAGACAAGACGACCACGAAAACTGATCGACTGCGCCAAGCCTCACAACTGCTAGGTGGGGTGGCTCTTCTCGGTTTCGCTGCAACGTCGATCAAAGCTTACGCCGACGCTGAACAATCGCAAATGAAACTGCAAGAGGCGTATCGGAAGTTCCCGAAAATCGCTGATGTCAGCATTCAATCGTTCCAAGAGTTGAATCAGGCGCTGCAAGATAAGGCTGGCGCTGATGCTGACGACTTAGCGGCCGGCGAAGCCAAACTGGCCATGTTTGATTTGACTGGCAACCAGATCAAGCAACTCATTCCGCTTGTCAACGATCTCGCAATCAACCAGGGTATTGGGCTGACTGAAGCATCTGAGTTAGTTGGTAAGGCCATGCTGGGCAACGCCAAAGCCCTCAAGTCGTTGGGCATTGAGTTCAAGGCTACGGGCGACAAGGCCAAGGATTACGCAACAATCAGTGATCTTTTGGCAGAAAAAGTGGGCGGCACTGGCGTGGCGTTTGATAAAACCGCCCAAGGCGCAATGCTTAAGGCGCAGCGTACATTTGGGGACTTGCAGGAAGAGGTCGGTAAGCAGCTTGTTCCGGCATTGTCTGCGGTCGCTAATGCAGTGTTGCCAGTGTTGCGGGCGTTCAATGGCTTGTCGGACAGTCTCAAAGGCCCAATAGTTTGGATCGCTGCGGCCAGTGCTGCGGCCCTTGTGCTTGGCCCTCGGCTATTAAGCATGGGCGCTAATCTTCGTCTAATTTTTCCTGACGGAATTAGGGCAGCTCTTGGATTAAAGGCGGTATCCGCCGCCGAAGATGAGGTGGCATCCAAGTCTCATAAGGCAAGTGGCCAAATGGGTGGCTTGGGGCGCGCAATGAAAGGGTTGGGCGTTGCTGGGGCTGCGCTTGCGGTTGGCCTGCCCTTGGTTGGGCAGCTCACCGATGCAATTGGTAAGTCAATGTTTGGCGCTGCACCATCTGCCGAAGATTTAAGCAAAGCAATAAACGGCATTACCCAAGGTGCTGACGCTAACAAGATTGGAAACTTTGGCGTTCAGTTGCACGGTTTGGGCGCAGAACTAGAACACCTTGACAATCCCGGCCTGATGCAACGCATTGAAGATTTTTTCTCGTTCTTCAATGGTGGCGGTCAAGGCCGTAAGCAAGTGTTGCGCGATTTGGCTCTGATCAACGATGCGATTGCCACAATGGCTTCAAGTGGAGACATTGTTGGTGCGCGTAGGGCACTGGATGCTTTAGAAAAAGCGGCGCTGGATGCTGGCACAAGTGCTGGAGCAGTAGCAGAAGATTTTAAAGTGGCCGAAGATGCCATTTCTGCCGCTAACAGGGCATCTAGTGCTACCGCTGGTGGGTTAGATGATTTGTCGGCATCTGCCGATGGCGCTTCTGGTTCAGCAAAAACGTTTGCCGATCGCATGACCGAAGTTGTCCACGGTATGCATGACTGGTACGCGGGCGGCAATCTTGTTGCTGCGACTGAGAAGCGTTTAGCGGCTGAGACTGCGGCGCACACTGCGGCCGTAGCGCATCAGGCACATGTTGCCGCCGCCGCCCATGCTGCACAGGTGGCAGCCGCTAACGCTGCGCTGACGACGTGGAACGAAAGCATTACCGCATATACAAATGCGAAAGATGCGCTTACGGCGCTTACCGATGCGCGCGCTCAAGAGGTCAAAGCCATCGGCGACCAACTCACCGCCAGCGGACACCTCAATAGCGTGTTTGATACCAACGCCTACACGGCCGCAACTGATCGCGCTAAGACTGCGCGCCTCGGGTTGGCTGATGCCGAGAAGGCTGTGCGCGATGCTCGCAACGATGTTGGCAAGGCGAAGACACCCGAAGAACTTAACGGCGCTATTAACGCTGAAGCACAAGCCAATAAGGCATTGGCCGCGTCAAGGGCCGAGGTGGCGGCAGCAGATAAGGCGAAGGCCGCAGCGGCGCTTACGCCTGGCAACCTGCTTGCAGGTATCAAGTCGAAACTGTCAAACATCAAGAGTTTCTATAACGACCTCGTGGCCTTGCGTAAACGCAAACTGCCAATGTCTCTGATTAAACAACTCATTGACGCTGGCCCCATTGAGGGCGACCAGTTGGCGAAGGCTTTACTGTCAGCCACGCCTAGCGATTTCAACGCGATCATTAACGCGGAAGCGCAGCTTGACCGAGTGGGCCGCGACATTGGCACTATGGTCGGCGATTATGACTACAACGGACTCATTACCCGACAGACTGGCGTAGTCAACAACGCGCGTGCTAATGCCATAGCGGCCGGCAATCAGGTGGCCCAATTCCGGCTTTACTTGGATGGGCGGGAAGTGGCAGTCGCGTTGAAGGCGTATCGCGCTTCCGTTGGCGGCACGCCGTTAGGGCTTGGCTGATGGCAATCAACATAAACAATGTGACTGTTGAAGTTGGGCTAAATCAAAGCCCGTCCACAGCTGCAGCTTCTCTCACATGGACAGACATTACCAGCTCGGTGATTCTTTCTGAAGGCATCAACTACACCACCGGCAAGAGTTTCGCTGACCGTGTTGCTCGACCTGGCACTATGACGTTGACGCTAGACAATTCGGCGCAGAAAGGCACCGCTGGCCGTTTTACTGTTGGCGGCCCAAACTGTTTGAGCGGATTCAATCTGCGTATTCCAATTCGTATCTACTACGACGATGGAACAAACACGGCCGATTTATGGTACGGCTTCATTGACTTGTTGTCTTCGCGCTGGCAGAACGGTGTTCGGCCAGTTGTGCAGGTGACGGCTTCTGATCGCCTGTCGCGCCTTGCTCGCATCAACATTGGTAATCGCTACACTGACGAAATTTTGAGCGATAGCCCGGCCGGTTATTGGCCGCTGGACGATCAGGGCGGCGAGATCAGTCTGAATCGCGGCTCGTATCCGTTTGGTGCAATGCGTAAATTTGCTTACAGGTATTTCACCGATGGCGACGGCTCAATCCTGTTGGGCGTTGATCCTGCAACCAAAATGGGTGCAGATTCGCCGAAAGTTGCCTACGCGGCAACTAGCCCATCTGGAAATGGTAAATACTTGAGTGCTTCAGCACCCGACCCTTGGGATTCGTCGGGGCACTTTACGGAAACGTTTGAGGTCATGGTCAACCCATCAAAAACTGATGGGGGATTGTTTACTGTCGGTGGCGCGCGCGATCAACATTTAGCATCTGTTTCGGCCTACATGGTCGGCGGCGCTTTAAGAATGTCTGTTGTTGTCTTTCCTGGTGCCTATTCCGCTAGTGCGCAGCAGTTCAACGTGACAAGCGCGCAATCAGTGTTTACTGCTGATAAATGGCATCACGTTGCGATCACTCAGACCTCAACAACTGGCCCAAACAGCACAACGCTTAACGGCTACGTCAACGGCGTGCAAGTATGCACTTTGACTTTCTCGTTGACTGGTTACGCTTCGCCCACTCAGTTCATGTCAAGCAATGGGGTTTTAGTCGTTGGTGGATATGTCGAACCAGTAAGTACTGGTGGCGCTTATGAGCTGCTGATTCAGCAACTGTTCAACGGCTACATTTCTAACTTTGCCTACTACACCAGTGTGCTATCTGATACGCGCATCGCTGAACATGCCAAACTGATTAACGGTTTCTCCAATGAATCCTCATCTGCGCGGTTTAATCGCTTGTGCAAATTTGCTGGCTTGCCGTCAGGCTACTACGCATCAGTAGGTAGGCTAACGCCAACGAGTGTTGGCACGGCGCGAGCATCAAGCACCATGTCAGCTCAACCATTATTGGATAACGGAACGGGCCGCAACTTCCTTAGTCTCATTCAGGAGGTTGCCGATTCTGAACAGGGCGACATCTTTAGTTACAACAATTCTTTAATTTTCGTTACACGCAATGGACGGTATAACCCAACCACAAGCTGGAGCGTTCCGGCGCAAGCCATCAACGCTGATAACGGTTTCGACTACGATCACACCGACATTGTGAACACGGCCCGACTGACTAATGGCGATGGCACCGTAGTCACGTCAAGCGATGCAACCAGCGTTAGCAATTACGACGTGCAGTCGATCGACACAAACTGCTACGTCAATACGACTGGGCAACTGGAGGCGATAGCCTACGGGTTAGCACACAGGTCATCAAGCCCACAGCCGCGCCTAAGAAACATCACAGTTGATTTCGTCACTTGGCCTAGCACGGCCTCATCAACGCCCCTGACCGTAATGCAAAGTTACATTACTTCAGTGTTTGAAGTGACCGGCTTGCCCAGTTCCACCTCACCAACATCGACGTTGCGCCTATTCATTGAAGGTTTCTCAGATCGAATTACCGAGTCAACATGGCAACGCACGTTTACCGCTAGTCCAGTAACGGCCGCATTTGATCCCGTATGGAACTTGGGCACATCGGTTTTGGGTACTTCAACGATTTTGGCAATGTGAGGTAGTTATGGCTTGGAGTACTCCAAAAACATGGAGCAACGGCACAGCAGAAACTAACGTAACGTTTAACACTGAAATTCGAGACAATCTCAACGCGATCGTTTCGCCGCCATATGCCTATGTCAAAAATCTGAGTTCTCAGCATTTTTCAGGCTCATCGCTTGCGACATATTCGCCCGTTTATCTGACCAGTGTTGTTGAAGATACCAACGGCATGATCAGTTCACGGCCCAGCGGTAACTACACGCGACTGACGGCACAAACGGCTGGCGTGTACCTGCTTATTGGCGGATTAAGCATTCAGAATTTAACCAGTGACAAGCAAGCAAGTATTCGTTTCTCAGTCAATAGTTCACTTATTCCGCACACGGGCAAGTCTGTCACCTGTGGAAGTAGCACTCAAACACCTTCCATCTCCGCATCGTGTGAGTATCAACTCGCTGTTGGCGATTACGTAGAGTTGCGCGTCCAATGCAATATGCCCCAGTCATATGGGTCAACAATTGCCGATTTCTACACCGAAGCAAGCGATGGTGCTTACGCATTTATGCAAGCCCGCTGGCTTGGCCCGTAATGAGAACAACTAGGAAGGTGAGGGCATAGTGGCTTGGACATCTCCACGCAGTTGGGTTGCGGGTGAAACTGTAACATCAACGGTGATGAATACGCATGTGCGCGACAACCTGAATGCGATCGTGTCACCGCCATATGCATATATTCGCGCCACCACGGCAACCAGTGTTGGCGGTTCGGGTTACGCCAACATTAGTTTTAACACTGAAGTATTTGATACAAACGGTTTGTACACGTCAGCATCGCCAACTCGACTTACCATCGCAACGGCTGGCCTTTACATGTTGGCCGGTGGCTACTCGTTGGCCCTTACTGCTGGAACATTGGCGACGGCTCACTTTTCAGTTAATGGTGGATTGTTACCCCACTCGGGCACTAGCGTAATTTGTGGGGCAACTGCACAAAATGCTGCACTTTCTCTTACCTGTCTCTATCGTTTGTCGGTTGGCGATTACGTTGAACTGGCAAGTTATTCAACTCGCACGGCAGTAAATAGCCTTACGTCAAGTGGTGACATGGCGTTTATGCAAGCCCGATGGATGGGGCCGTGATGACTGAGAGCAGCGATCACTCCCTGCTGGTCACCATCGCCCAGGGCTTGGCCCGGGTTGAGGCTGGCATTAACTCGCTCAATGGCCGCATTGACCGGCTTGACCGCACCATTGACGATCACGAAGACCGCTTGCGCGTCGTCGAGCGCAGCGAGTTAGTCACCACTGACGACCTCGGAGAGCGTGACATGAGGGCCGCACAATCTCGCCGCTGGTTGGTCACGCTGATCTGCACCAACGTTGTGGTTCTACTTGCCGCCATTTTGTCTTACGTTTCGACCCATTGACCCAACCTGATCCGTGGCGCTGCGCACTCTGCGAGCGCCTATTCGCCGTGCCCGTATTGGCTCGCGACTGCGAGCGACAACACCTAGAAGAATGCGAGTGACCCGTGAACGGTTTCCTTGACAAACTGCCCCCAGCCCTTCGCCACGCCGTTCTAGTTGCGGCCGGCATTTGCGTCACCGCTCTCATTCAATGGGTACAAACCGACTACACCAACTGGGGCCTGCCACCTCAGATTGTCGCCCTCCTCGGCTTTGCAATCCCTATGGCGCTTAACTACCTGACCCCGTGGCTGACCACTCAATACGGCGTCGGTTCAAATTCACCGGACGCGCCCGTGCTTGTTGATCCAAATTCAGGACTCTAAACATGAACGACGTATCACTAAACGGTTGGCCCGTCCTCGACGACGGCGACCCGCGCATCGCTACTGGCATCATTCCTAGCGTCGGTCGGCCTGTGACGTGCGCCCGTGCTGCGCTGCCCGTGTTCCTGCATTTCTACGCCGCTTGGCAAAAAGAAATGGGGCCGCGCATGTCAATCAAGACTGGCCCTATTGACGGCCATGAGGTGCGTCAAAGTCGTGCCGCTAAGGGCTACTCAAATCACGCTTCGGGAACGGCCGTTGATGTTTTGTACAACACGGTTCTGCCGGCCGATGGTGAGCCACACATGACGGCCGCCGAGAAAGCCAACCTTGACAAGATTCTCAGCCGCTACGTCACGACCGATGGCCACCGCATTCTTGCTAACGGCGAATGGTGGAGGTCGCCTCACTGCGACGGTATGCACACCGAAAATTCTCAAAGCTGGGACAGGGGAGCTTTGCGCAACACGACGGCCGCCGATGTCGCCAACGTCATCAAGCGCCTTGGCATCAAGCCCGATGGCACAACCTCAATCATTGCCAAAATCATTGCGCCCATCATGCCCAAGCCCAAGCCACCTGTAACTAAAGGCGCTGCATGGTGTTCTGCATTCTTAACCGCTCAAGGTTTAACCGGCGCAACACATCGGATCGTGTGGACTTTGGCGGGCCGTGAGTCAGGCTGGGATGCCAGCATGGTTTACCCCGCCGGTAAGCACGATTGGGCAAGTGAACAACCACCATTCGATGTCGGTTTTCTTCAGTGCAACTCAACGCACTTGCCCGAAATTCGCACCATGTTTGGCCCATCAGCGAACATGAAGGCAATGCTCGACGCTGGCAACTGTTTTCGGTACTCCGCAAAATTGTCAAACAATTGGACAAACTTTACGGCGTGGGGAATTGGTGGCGTTAATGCTGACGGCACTGTGCGTTTCGACTGGGCGCAGTATCCGCAAGCGTGGCTCAATAAGCAAGTTGCACCTGGTGTTACTCAGCAGCAGGAATCCGAGCAAGCATTTCTAGCAATTTGGAAACAGTACGTCGCACCCAATGCAAAGCCAACGCCCGCACCTAAGCCCGTACCTGCACCTAAGCCAAAACCCTCAGTAAGCCTTGCCGCGCTTCTCAAGCATGACGTAACCGCCGTCAAATCTGTGCAAGCCGCTCTTAACAAAGTTGTCGGCACCACGTTGACGGTTGACGGATTGTGGGGGCCAAAAACGCAAGCGGCTTATGACAAGTTCCGCAGTTCGTCGATGGGCTTGTCTGGTAACGCTGCAAACGGCACGCCAGGTGTTCAGTCGTTAACCGCATTGGGTAAGGCCGGCGGCTTTTTGGTCGTCAAATGATTATTCAAATTATCGGGTTGCCGGGTGCGGGCAAGACAACACTTGCCCGCGCCTTGGCACATCGAGTCAATGGCATTGTATGGAACGCCGACGAGGTGCGCCAAAACTTACACGTTGATCTCGGCTTCACTGTCGCTGATCGTGTCGAACATGCACGGCGCATGCGTTGGACTGCGCGTACATTGTCAGCGCAAGGCGTCACGGTCATTGTCGATTTCATCTGCCCTACACCGGACACACGCGCCGCGTTCGGTAAACCTGATGTGCTGATTTGGGTTGATCGCGCACCCGTGCGTGACTTCCAAGACACGTCGCTTCTGTGGGTTGATCCGACCGAATATGACGTGCGTATCCCTGACGGTCTCACCGTTGATGAGGAACTAGAGGCCGTGTTTTCTGCCACTAATTTAGTGGATTGGCGCGCACCTCACGCTCTTGTACTTGGACGGTTCCAGCCGTGGCACGAAGGCCATGAATGGCTATATCAGGAAGCAGCCACACGCACCGGCAACGTTGTCGTGGGAGTGCGAAACACAACGGGCCTAGATAAAGACCCGTTGACGTTTGACGAGTTGCGCGACTACATGCCAGCCGGTCGAACGGTGATGCAACTACCCAACATCACTCATGTTGTGTACGGGCGCGATGTTGGTTACTGCATTGACCAGGTCACACCGCCGGAAAAAATCGGCCAAGTGTCAGCAACTAAGAAACGGCAAGAACTTGGAATTTAACGATATCGCCGTTGGCTTCATGTTTGCCGGCCTAGCGATCGGCGGCGCATTCATCGGCCGCGCAATCTACAAACAACTATCTAAACCTGATCGGTTCGACATTTTCTAGATGATCGAAGGGGCAACCGTGAAGTTGAAAGATGCGCTCATACAGGAATCGTCTAAACAGAGTCTGCCGGGGCCGCGCTGCACGGTTGGGCAACTATTGGGCAGGCTTGATGCTGAGGACGCTGACGCGCTACGAGCTGCGATTGACTCCGACATGCTGTTAGAACACATCGCGGCTGCCATTCGCGCTACCGGCGTGCAGATGAGCGCCATGACGGTTTCTCGTCATCGTCGAGGCCGGTGCTTGTGCGATGGGTGATTTGGCGCGCAACCTAAAAAAAGCAGCCCCGCGAATCTTGACGATTGACTTGGAGCGCCTACCTGGTGAAGTCACAATGGACGTGTGGGAGCCGCGTGACTTCAAGCGCGTCAACTATGTGCATCCTGATCGCTGGGATGTGCTGCCCCGCACACTCTGCGCCAGTGGGCATTTCATGGGTGAAAAGATGTACAAGTTTGTGGCCGCATGGGATCAGCCCGAAGACCCGTGGCACGTAGCCCGCACCGTCTGGGATTGGATGAATGAGGCAGATTACGTAGTCGGCTTCAACTCCAAAGCGGCCGATGAAAAATGGCTCAGGTCGGACTGGGCAATGGCCGGAAATTTGCCCCTGCCGGCGCCATACCGTTCGGTAGACCTGTATTTAATCGCCCGTCAACAGTTTTCGTTTGAGTCAAAGTCGCTGCGCCACCTCTGCGATCGCCTCGGCATCGAAAACAAGGACGGTCACTACAACGCGGCCGAGGCTAAAGCCGCAATGGGTGGCGATGTCAAAGCACAGGCCCGCCTGCGCCGATACAACCGCCAAGACGTAAAGGTCACGGAGTTAGCGTTTGAGCGTCTTCGGCCCTACTTGGGCAACGCGCTGAACTGGGGCCTAGTCGTGGGCGATGACGTTCGCTGTTGTGTGGTCTGCGGCTGCGAACAGTTGGAGTCGGCAGGTTTTGCCACTACTGCCGTGACCCGATACCCCGCGTACCGATGCACTGAGTGTGGCGCGATCCAGCGCGGCAAGAGTCGATCAGCAGCCGTCGAAATGCGAGGGGTCAGGTAATGGACTACATCGACAAGACGCTTTTGGAGGAAGCCGCCAGCCTCGTTGAGGGAGACCGCGGCGCGCATTACGGGCCGCCTACTGCTGACTTTGACGCCATCGGTTTAGCCTGGTCGGCCGTGCTCTCGCCGCTACTCAGAGACGACGTTCTGATTGACGGCGAACACGTCGCTCTGTGCATGGCTGCCCTCAAGCTTGTGCGCCAGTCGGTTGGCAAGCCAGCAAGAGACAATTTGTGCGACGCAATTGGATACCTTCTGTGTCTCGACCACGTTGAGCGGTCAAGATGAGCAGCCTCGACAACCACATCGCCGAAGCGATCGCCAACGATCTTGAAGGCTCAGTCATGATGACCCGCTGGATAGTCGTCGCTGAGGTCATTGAAAGCGCCACGGGCGAGATGTCGTTGCACACTCTGCGCGATAGCACTACGCCATATTGGACAGCGCGAGGAATGCTTGACGAATGCCGCCTTGATGAGGAATGGGCCGAGATTGACGACGACGAATAGCCCAACCCTTTAACTGCCCCCACCACGGTCTGCCCCTGCCGTGGTGGGGGCGCTTTTTTGTGTCACAAGCGTGCCGTTATCGGTACGGTTGCGCCGCTTAACTCAGTAGCCGATGGGCTTGTCGATTTCGGTAAACGAAATCACAGTCGTGTTCATGTCAAAAATCGGCAGATTCAATTTCACGCCAATTGGCGGCTGCGGATTGTTGGTATCCCACCCGATAACAGCCCACACCAAAATGCGGTTAGCGCCCATCGCGTAAGCCTTACGCATTACCGCACCCACGGCGTCGCCTGACGATCGCGGAATGTAGCCGACGCGCGGGCCGTGCATGTAAACGGCGATCGCGTTTGGGTCAAATTCGTTGGTTGGTTCAAACACCAGATCGGCCATCTTGTAAATCTCGCCCTCTTCGCGCTCATCTGGTGTCGAATTCCTGATGTGCCCCATCAACCCATCGCGGCAATACGATTCGCCGACAACATCGAACATGAATTTGCTTTGGATTTCTGGAACGTCCAAGTAGGCAATTGTCCATTGTTGTTGTGGTTCGGTCATGCTTTCCCCTAGTTATGTAATTAAGCCGTCAGCAGTTCAACGGCAGCCCGTGGCGCATTCTGAGAAACTAAGACATAACCCAGAGTGCTTGAAACGTCTTGATGCCTGAGAAGTTGCTGGGTCAAAAGTAGCGAGTTGCCCGAGGCTTTGTAGACCCGAGTGCCGAAAGTGTGCCGGCACATGTGGAACGTGTAACCAGGGCCAAGCACTTTTTGGATCGCAATGCTGCAATCCATCGACACTCGATGAGCGTTGCGGTACGGAAAGATTGGCCCAAGGGTATGACGCGAATTGACTAACTCAATGATCGCCGGGTGAGCCGGAACGGTTAGCCGCGTGCCACCTTTGCCATGCAAAAGCACCTCATAGCCGTTAGCCCCGCCTACTAGGTGCTGACCCTCAAACGCATAAACCTCCATCGCCCGTGCGCCGGTCAATAAGGCGAACTGGACGGCTGAGCGATGAGGTTCGGGCAGTTCAGCCATGAGCCGGTCAACCTGATCGTCGGCAAATGGACGCGGCAGGTATTTCGGGTGGCGCAGTTTGGGCAGCTGCAAATACACGTCGTTGTCAATTGCACCGACTTTGTTGAGCAGTTCAAACACGCTACGCAATCGTTTGGCATACGTGGCGCGAGTCCCTCGATGTTGCGACCGCAGGACAACCGCCTCAAGGTGCGCAAGCGTGGCCTCTTGTGGTGGCACGCCGATCGCGCGTAGCACGAAAGCGTCAAGTTTGCTGGTTTCTTTAGAACCTCCAGCGACCTCGCGCGCGTGTGCGGCAATAGTAATGGCCTCAGCCGTGGTTAGAACCTTCATCCCCGATCCCCGATTACCCCGACCTCTTAGCCGCGTGAACTGCTCAGTATGGACAGGTTTAGGGCAAATCTCGTGTCGAATACGGGAATAGATGTATTTCTCAGCGCCAAAACAAGAAATTTGGCGTGTCGCCCGAATTTGGCCCCCATTTGCAGTAGTTGATGGTGTAGAACTTTGCTCACAAGGAACTCCCCAAGTTATTGAACATTGGTGGGTGTGGAGCAGCGCCTTTAGTTATCACGGGATAACTCAAGGCAAATCTTAACTGCTTCAGCCCACCTTCAAACCTACATTGAAGGGGCACGCAGTGAATAGACCACGCAAGAGTGAACCCGCCTTACGCCTTACTCATCGCGGATATTTGGTTTTTGGCATCCTCTGGGGCGCTTCATTTGTGGCCGCAATGGTCACCGCAAACATCGGCCTACCGGGGTGGGGCCAGTGAGTACCCAGACGTACCTCAATACAAGCATTGTTTTGAGCGAAACCGACCGCTGGACGTTTGAGACGACCTCGGGCGGCCTTGGCGGCCCTTCGGTCATCTTTCACATCAGCAACTCCTGCAATATCTATAGCGATATACCCGCAACCGAAGCCTTCATTGAGAAGCTGACTCTGGCACTTGACGAGGCCAAGGAAACGCTGCGACGTCGCAAGGCCGCCGAGCTGCGCGAAGCGGCGGGCCTGTGATGGCCGAG